CTGAATTCCAGGAAATGTCAAATTGTAACGCGATACTCGTGATGTTAACGCACTAGCACCCTTTTGAGGGTTGTACGTCCATATCACAGAACCACGCTGAGCCAAAAAGCATTCAGAGATAAGATGCCACGGTAGAGTTTGACAATAATTGAAATTGACAGCGCCTGCTGACAACATCTTGTTGGCAGTATTCCACCCATTAGCATCAAACCCGTAAGCTAAAGGAAATCGCGTTTGTGTAATTCTAAACACACCCGCAGTGGACGCCGTAGGAGCTGGAATGACTATACTATCCGACAAATTCTGGCGTCGCATCAATGTTCTCAACAACCACGGATTCACCAAAATTAACCAAATTGCGCTTATCATTGCGCTCCACCGAAGCTTCACCCATCACAGTTTCCAAACCTCGTGCTTCACGATACTCATCTGCCTGCAAAGCAAATGGAGATAAATCGTAATTGCCTGTTCGAGGATTCGCAAACTGTAAATTGGGACTACCCTTGACATATACCAGCATCGTGATGGAAGATGAAGACACAGGAGCCGTCAAGGTTGTCAACACTTTGACCGAAATAACGCCATTGGTGAATGTGTCGGTCGGAGACACACTGGGCGATGTGGAAGTCGACCAATCAGCACTATCCATCAATGCTCGCGTGTAACACCACGGTAAAGCCTGCTGGTACGGAACAGTAAATTCAACATCAGTTTCAGCACCCAAATCCACAATCTTGTTGAAAACATACGGTCCAGTATCTCCAGTGTTCTGCACTACTCCTGAATAAGGATCGTAACTAATGCGAACTCGACCCTTGTGGAATGGGGATGCCACGAACTTGAACCTAAATGTGATGTCCCCGCGCCAATTGGCAAACAAAGCACCCAACAACGCCATAGGTGTCATAGTCAGCTTATTTCCAACAGTTGTGGAAGCTCCATTCACAATAGGCGTATTCCAGCCTAACTGAGGAAGCACATTCGATGTGAAAAGTGGAGTGTCCACATCACTAGACGTCGACCACGAAGTAGCGGCCAAAAATGACTCCTTTGTAACGAAATTGGATATTGCCAATTCATCTTCCGATGATCTACCTACGATGGCAGGATCAATGGACAATTCGTTCTTCGGATCAAGTGCTAACACGTCATTGGGATAAGCGACTTCGGCACTAGCAATACTTGGAAAAGGAGCGTTACGCACAGGCTTGGTGTCTTCAATAACTGGCACATTAGTGAATCCAAATAATTTGGCTATCTTACTTGTAGCACTAGCACCAATCTCGGTGGCCTTAGCGAATCGCCCTATAGTGGGTACATTGACAAACTTATGCGCAATAGAAGCTATAGCTGATGCTGGTGCTGAAACAACTCCAACACCGTACTCATCGCTCTGCAACGCTGGCGCTAAAGTTGGACCCGCTAGAACAACGTCCTCCATCCAAGCATACACTTGCACAGTCACGGAACTAGTCGCGCCATTAGCACTAGCTAGTGCAGCAAACACCCCAAAATGCATTCGACCCATATTAGTAAAGTCGGCAGAAACGCCAACACGCAAAAATGATCGAGGCCAAATAAAAGGTAGTGTCATGACCACACCTTCGCTATGTGCTGGAGTAATGTAAGCACCTGGTAGTTGAGACAAAGTCACCAAAGATTCCACTGTGTTTCCAGTAAATGGAAATCTCTTAAAAGCATGCATAGGTCGATAAGTGGCTCGTACCAACCCATACAAGAAAGGAGATCCATTTGTAATAACCTTCACCTTCAGCGTACCGCGCAAAAAAGCAAAATTGGATAGCTTGTTCTTGATACTTGAATTATTGGCGAACAATTGCCAAGGATCAATAGCGTTCAAATACGCTCCAGCGGCTGTACTCTGGTCCCATGACTGCGTTGCAATTCGGACTGGACGGGACAAAAAACTCGCCAAATCGGCCGTTGTTTGGGCGTCAGCTAACTCGTAATCTAATGGAGACATACTCTCACCAATGGATTCACCAACATTGGAATCCATGAAAGCTGTAGTCTGTTCACTAGATGAAACCAATTGATCAGCCAATGGCGCCAACATGACTTCTTCTGACTGCAAAGTACAAAGATTGTCAGGACAACAACCTTGATTCACCTTTGCAACATCTGAAATCAAAGTAGTTTGAGAGCAGTAAGGACACTGCACTCGAGGTGAGTGTGGAATTTCACCAACACTCTCATTTTGTTTTTGTTTTTGGAAGAAATGAATAGCAAGTCTATGTAAAATACAAGAGAAGACTCAATCTACATGTAAGT